CATCTACTACTTCTTGAAGAGTAATTGTAGAGTTGCCTTGAACTGTGTTAGCGTAAGACTGTGCTGCTCCTGCAAAGACTATCACGAACCCAGTCAAACCGGGACTAGATGCTGATAAGTAAATATTACTAGAATCATACTGAACTGGTGTTTGAAACCACACAATTCCCGGACTTGTCATTTCAATAATAACTGATCCCGGAACTATACCTAAGCTGTGAGCTAAAGTAAAGTTACCGGGAGCCGATGTAGTAAACGCTATTTGCTGTGAAACAGGGGCCATTTTGTATTCCTTATACTACAAATTTACCGCAAATTAGTGGATTCAGTTACTTCTCGATAAAACTCACCGTTGTCAGAGTAACGGAACAAGTAAGAACTAGAAGGACTATTGTTGGTCTGAAACTCCTTAGCTAACTCATACTTTGCTGCTGCAACGTTGTATTCATCTTCAGTCTTATATGCGCGTCTAACAGGCGGCTTCCACGTCTTGCCACAACGTAAACAACGAATCCACATATCTCCGTTAGCAAATGTATGCTGCAAAATTGCATACTGAGAGTCAGTACCTTTTCCACCTTTTAAGCCAGCAAGTCCGTTTCCACCTTTCTTGTGGTTGCAACGGGCTTCTTTCATTGTTGCTTCTCGATTAAGAGCAGCGATAGTAGCTCCGTTAGTCTTGCTAACCTGTCTACGAGTTTCACGCTTAAGTTCACGCTCTGCTAACCTTTCTTCAAGGTCTTGTAAATTTGCTAACTTTTCCTTTACTTCTAACTTTAGAATTTCATTTTGTAATCTCTTAGCTTCGATTTCCAACGACTCGACTTCCGAGTTTGGAATTGCGATATCCTCAATTTTTGGTGTTGCCATAGTCTCCTCTCCTATAAAACTATTCCCCTAATCTGTTGCCAGCATCTCGAAATGCTTTTAATATTGAATTGTACCTATCAAACGCTTCGTCTTGGCGGGGTCTGCCAAAAATCTTGTTTGCTTTTTCCTCTGTAATTAAACCTTTCAAAATCATCTGTAAAAGTACAGTTCTCCACCCACGCCTTTTCTCAGCTAGTGGCGAACCATACTTGTCGAAATTCATTAATGATAACTCAGGCATCTGCCCTATCTGCACCCATGCGGCTACTTCTGGCGATGTAAAAGCATCTTTGGATACCCACAAAACAGCTTTATCCGGGTGAGGGTGCTGCTTATAGTGGCAAGTCAACCCATGCTTTCTAAGAAGTGTGATAAATTGTTCATGGTTAATTACTATACCTATTCTAGCTTCATAGTCAGCATATTCTTCAGGAGTTAACCATTGATACTGTTTAGCATTGTCTCTATTCTGTTCTTCTAGCTGCGCTAGCCGCTCTTGCGTCTGCCCATCTACTTTAGAATCGGTGTAACGCTTTTCAGCATACTCTGCCACCTGTGCTGCCAGTTCTGGCGACATATTACAACCTAATTCGTTATCATAACTATCCCAAGGTGCTGTTTCAGATAATCTAGTTCCCTGTGACTTTTGAATTTCTTGTGTTGTTGGCATAGCCCTCCAGCTATTTAATAATGTACCCAATTGTAACGAAGTCCATGACTCTCAAAACAATGGGCTATACTATGCAGGATGGCCGTCCACGCAAGTATAGAAATCTACATAACTCTTGGGTTAAGGGTAATCCACCCTCTCAGTCATTTGTATATGTAGAATAAAAGTTTACTAGGATTGGGTGAGGCTCCTAGACGGCCCTCGTGCAGACTTACTCAGAACTGCTTTGGTCTATGGCTTGAGTTTTACCTAATGCATCTAGGCAACCCGCGACGACGAAATCGTAATCCCCCGGATCGCAATCAAATTCACCAAGCGTCCGAAGTTTTTCCATTGCAAGTTCTGCCTCTTTATCCGAATCGCACAAAGCTAGAAATATCTCATCAGTGTGTTCCTGAGAATGGTTACGCAGTTTACGTAAACTTTTATTCACACTGCGTAAAGCCCTGTTGTGCCTTCGTAATATAAATACTTCTTCAACTTCTTCGTCTAATTTTCTCTCATGTGCCATACTACCCTCCAGTAAAACAGCAAAATTTAGACTGCTATATTTCTATAGCAGTCTTTTCGATTAAGCAACAACCGTTACATTTACGCTAGTGAAAATCTTATTAATAGGCAAGCCGTTCATAATATTACCACTAGAAACTACGTTTCCTACAGAGTTGTTAAACGTAGGGTAAGAGACTTCAATTTCTACCCCACCCTCTGCAACTGCTGTAATTAAGCCTGATGCGGAAACTGTAGCTACTGCTGTACTTGTGCCAGAGGGCTGATAGGTATTACCAGTCAGAGTCTTTGCACCGTAAGCAACAAAAGTTAACTTATTACCACCAACCACTTCCTGAGAAGTTGCTGTTGCAGCATGTGTTTCAGAAATTGCTAACGCATTCTGTAAGGTAACTGTAGTGCTTCCGTTGTTGGCCGTACAGACAAACGTACCGTTGTTTGTAGTGTGTGTCGCAAACCCGGCAACAACAAATGTCAGACCCTTAAGAGTGTTAGAAGCAGCGCCGATAGTTCCGGTGTAAACTGCTGTAGTCTGGTCAGGCTGTGCTGTTCCCGCATGTGTATCCGCAACTGCGTTCGGATTTGTTAATGTTAATGTAGTAGTTGTAGACGCTGTGCAACTAAACACGCCGTTGTTAACAGCGTTGTCGAATCCCGTGATTGTGAAGTCAATGCCTTCAAATGCATTTGACCCGCCGCTAGTGATTGTACCAGTATAAACTGCTACTCCACCAGATGCCGCTGCAACTGCTGTAAGAGTGAATGCAGGGATTGTAGAAGTAGCAACGGAAGTCAGCACGTATGCTGTTCCCGGCGTAACCTCGCCCCCGGCTGCATCTTCCAAATTAGGGTTTAACTGGAAAGTTGTAGGCCAACCATTTGCTCCACTGAGCGATAACGTTACATTGTTATAGCCCTGTGTGGAACTAATGGGAACCTGATTTCCCGGAACAGTAATCTGTGCTGCAACTCCTAAACCTGTGGTAGCTTGATAAGCCATTTTCTATAATCTCCTTAGATATGAACAATACGTACTTTGATGTTGTAAGCAAGTGCTGTTCCGCTACCGGCAGCATAGCTAGTTGTGGCAACCACAATTGTGCCACCAGCCGCAACGTTTACAATAAAGCTTCCCTGATTAACAACACCTTCTGAAGACACAGAAGTTACATCTGCCAAAGTATCTGTTACAGAAGTTGCTGTTTCATTGTCTGTATAAACAACGGTAATAGCGGGAAGAGTTGCACCAGTTGGCGTGTTAGACGAAACTTCGTATAAGTTTACCTGATACATGCCGCCAGCTAACGCAGTAAAGGTATATACATTTGTGTTATTAGCCACTAACGCGGTAAGATCATTCTTACCCGTTGTCCCGGCAACTGGAATCCAGCCTTTACCGGAACTGGCATAGATTACGTTATTAGTCGTATCATACCCGATAGCTGCGGAATTAACCTGTCCGGGAGCCGCAACACCTGTAGGCGGTCCTTGAAAAATATAATTAAAACCTGACATTTTTGTTAGTCTCCTTGAAATTTATGCTAATTTTTCCTTGACAACTGACGCCTCTTGTGCTATGACTCTTTTATATGAGACGACTTGACCTTTCAAATCAACGATTTAACAACTGTACTGTCACAAATTTTCACAAAGTTAACGACCTTGGAAAAAGCGTTTGGAACTGTGTGTGCGATTGTGGCAAAATTTTCCCTGCCCTTGGCTCCGAGCTTCGTAACGGTCACACTCGCAGTTGTGGTTGTTACTCCAGAAGCGGGACATTTACATTTAAACACGGTTATAGAAATTTACCAAATGGTAAACAAAATCCTATGTACACACTATGGTTAAATATACGAGAACGCTGTAATAACTCAAATCATCCACATTTTAGTGATTACGGAGGAAGAGGTATTAAAATATTTCCCGAATGGGAAAACTCTTTTGAAACCTTTATAAAGTATATTTTCTAAAATATAGGAGAACGTCCTCCAATTATAGAAGGCTACAAAAGATATTGGTCTATTGATAGAATTAATAATGACGGAAATTATGAACCCGAAAATATTAAATGGTCTAATCCTTCTGAACAAAAGAAAAATCAAAGAAAAAGACGTTATTGGAAAAAACCTGTAGAAGAGTTATAATACTCTTCTACAGGAGATGTTGCATCAACTTATGGCCGATGCCGCGTCTATTTCACGAATACGAATTGTTGTATCCAACTTGTTACTGCTTTACAGCAGGTTAGAGCATTTCTGTCTAACTCTTATAATTTTTATTCTTATAAGATCGGACTATCGCATCACTATTTCTAGCGCCCTCTCACTTAGTCTCTCACGGTGCATTTCTGCTTCCGCCCTGTTAGCCATTTCAGCTTCCAAGTCAATCAGAGTGGGTTTATTACTTGCCCCAATACTTAACATTTAGGGCCAAGTGAAGTTGTAAAATGAACTCTGTAAGAAGTCCATCCAGGAATCAAACCTTCCATTGAATGATTACTACAACTTCATAACAGACCCCAAAGGTTAATTTACTAACATAAATATAGGGTCTGCCACGCTCGGTTCAGCGTTTTGTACAATATTGCATTTGATATTTGACCATTCCCCGTCTCCAAAAGATGTGTCACCCTGAGCACCTAACTTAATGCTAAAGATACCATCACGTCCAAAAATGTAAGAACGTAACGCAGTAAGTCCAGTTACAGACTTGTAGTTGGCAGTCTGAGTAACCTGATTTGTCTGAAAGAAGCGAACGCCTGTGGTAGGAAGTTCAACCATCTCAGCTAAATCAACGGAAACTAAGTCTTCCATCTTTGCAAGACCAACTGGAGTATGTTTCAAAATGTCAATAGGAGAGTCATTACTGTTGTCAGCAAGTACATCACCTAAAGCAAAAGGATGAATCACACCGCAAAAAGTCTTGCTAGCTTCATCGAACGGACGTACCGAACGACCTGCAAGGCTCTGTACAGAGTTTCTAATCTGATTCAAACTCAGAGTAGTATAAGACGATGTTGAAGTTGCGCCTAACTGTGTTAGCACACTCGAATCGACTGCGTTAGCGCCGTCTGCCGTTGCCCGAACAACGGCACTCAGAGACTCGCCTAACTGATAGGCCAATTCTCTTGCAACATTTTCAACTGTGTTATCAATAGCTGTTGCTAACGCTAAGCTAGAGAAGTTTGCGTAGTCCGCATATTCACCAATTATAGCAGTAGTTGTTAATACGTTCACAGACACGCCCGAACCAACTGTACCCTCGGTTGTCTGAGTAGTAAGTGCGGTTAACGGAACGTACATAAATAATTCCACATTGTTAAGTATATTTCTATACTAGCAAATCATTTCTGTTTGCTTCTTATAGTTTTTGTTCCTATAAGGTCGGACTATCGCATCACCTTTCGGCGTCTTCTTGTTTAGTCTCTCACGGTGCATTTCTGCTTCCGCCTTGTTGCCATTTCAGGGTTCAAGTCAATTAAAGAAGATTTATTTTTATAACCAGTACAAATTTTTTTAGATATACTGGTTACCGCTCTTTGCAGGTAAGTCCAAACGTTCTGAACAAGCCACGAATGGAGTTTGCGCCTTCAGATTCTCGCGGAACTTTTTATCGTAGTACCGCACGGTTGATTGAGGTAAATTAGACTGTAAATTACCTGCCGGTGTATAGCCAGCCATAGTTTTTTATCCTATTTAATAGGAAATTAATTCTTGTTCCTCCAAACTAGGACTAATTTCTGTCCTTTAGCGTCACCTACTTAACTAGTAATCCGACTAGCCTTTCAGCGCACTCGATTAAGACTTCAACCGGGTTTGCCTCACGCATTGGTTGCTCAACAGTAATCCGACTGCCTTGCGTATAAAATACATCAAGAAGCGGTTAAACTTCCTGTAAAACCTTCTACACCATCCTGCAATTAAACGGAACGGAACTTTTGTACATACACAGAGCATGTTTTCCTGCCCCGTAAAAATCTTCGTCTACGTATCCTACTCGATACCCTAAATCAAAATATAACTTCTGCGCCGGGTTGTTAGTATTTACTTGTAACCAAAGACAATTATTCCCTTTCTTTTGAAGTTTGCTATAATACTCTTCAAAAGTCTTCATTAACTCAGTTGCTATTCCTTGCTTTCGATACGCTTGTGAAACTGCTATATTATACACATACGGTTTACTATGCTTTAGTTTTCCTATAATAAAACCGAAAACTACGCCGTCAATTTCAGCTACCCAAGTTTTGCCTTGATCCGCCTCCGCTCTCAATAGCATTGACGGACTAGGGATTTCGTGAGACAATTCATTAATGCTTTTAATGTCAATAAAATCGCTTTCTTTATAAGGTCTTATTAACACACTAACCTCTTGGCTGTCTCTTATCTTTTTCTAACTTATCCATAAGCTTTACAAAAACAGGGTCACGTAATGCTTTCCTATAATCATCTCCAGACATTGCGTTAATTGCTGCTAAGCCTTCAAAGCTACGTTCCTTGCCGTCTATAATAACCTTGTACACAATCTTGTTAGAGTAGTCAGGAGATACACCAATGTCCGTTGCATCTTCCCTAGTAAAGCCCGAACCTACTCTAGGAATGATAGGTTGAACCGTTACCGGAAGTTCTACAGCAGGAATACCTGAATCCGTGACCGGCTCTACAGCAACCGGAATCGGAATTACTTCTACCACTTCTGCTGGCCCTTCTACTATAATTCCCTGTGCTTTCAACGTATCATATGCTTTCTGAAAATTTGCTTTAACCGGCGCAAGATCGTATCTAAGCATCCAATTTACAATTGCTGCTCTATTTTCTTCGCAAGGATAATATTCTGGATTAGCAAACCTAAAAGCGTCAGATTCATAACGTGCTCTCAAATTTGCATTATCTGCCTGTACAGTCTGAAGCGTTTCTCCGAACTGCTTTAAAGGTGCTCCTAGACTTGCTTCGATAATTTCGTTAGTGGCTTCGAACACAGTAGTAGGGTCAATCAACTTTTTAGAAAGAATCACTCTTTCATCATTAGAAAGTTCTCTAGGTGTGAAACGTAACGGCTCTGCCAACTTAGGAGCATCGTCTGGAATTTCTTCATTTTCAAGAATTCCTAAACGATTCTTTCGGGTTTCAGACCGAAGTTTGCGAATAAGTAAAGTATTTTGTTCAGCTAACTTTTCTGCTAACTCTTCATGCGTCTTATACTTAATTACTTGCTTTGCTCCAATTGGCCTATTCTCCTCATCTTTGGGTTGATACTCGTATCTCTTCTCTTCCAACTCAGTCACTTCAGTCATATAACGGCTCCTCCTCCGTGTTGTCAGGTAGTGTAAACTCACCCAAATCTAAAAATTCCCCCGAATCAATGGGTTTATCTTTGTATTTCAAATTGGTTTTAAAATCACCAACTTCTTGACTAATTCTAGCTATCCACATAGTAAATAATTTTGCGGCTACTTTAGCATACTTGTGCGCTCGTAAAACTCTAGCATCTTCTTCTTCATTCAGCAATTCAACATCGAATTGACTTACAGCAGACTTACCTATCTTTAAAAATACCTTAAAACCCGGATGGCTAACTATACCTGCTAAATCAGCAACATCTTGTGCAGATAACTCTAGCTCCGGTGCAAACTTATCGTCCATCTTCTCTCCTAAGATGTAATTGCAGGGTTTGTGTCAAATAGCACCCTTTGGGTACCCTGCTAGCTATCACGTTTTATTACTCTTCCGGTGGTGCGAAATCTCCGCCACCCTCACCTGTTAAACTAGGTGTACCTTCTTCTGCTTCTTGCTTAGAGCTATTTAAAGCTGCTCCAACAATTAAGTCCTTCTGAATTCTTTCTTGAGCGGCTTGGTTCTGTAATTGCTGCTTCTGTTGGAAGTTCTGCTGACTTATTGCAGATTGTGTGGCTAATTTAGACTGTTGCTGTGCTGCTTGTGACTTAGCGGCTTGCTTCTGCTTCATCTCAGCGGTCATAGGTTTAACAATGTCGTTAAAGTTTTTCCACTCTGAAGATTCTAGCCACATCTTAAGAATTTCTTTGAAGTCGATATACTCTTCATTAATCTCATTAAGACTTTGCTGAATAACAGGATTCTGCATAATTTGAGTAATAAGAGTCATTGACTGACTCATAGTTCTCTTTGCAGCTAATGACGCACCTGCAAGGACTTCATACTCAATTTTCGCATCATGGAACTCTTGCAAACTAACTTCAAAGTCCTTACCCATCTCTTCGCCAAGAATTGCAAAAATCTCAGCATCCGAGAAATAAGTAAATACCAACATATCTAAGTAGTACAGAAAAGGTTTAAATACCTGTTCAATAAAGTTGTCTAACGGCCCGTCCAATCTAGTAGCACTAGCTTGTCCTAACTGAGCAGCACCGCCAGCAGTGCGCCCCATAGAACTTCTAGGACCGGCTGAAGAGCCTTGCACTAACTGTGCATCGGCTCCTGAGCTACTTTCTGTAGCTTTTTCTGACTCAGCTAGTGCTGACCAAACATCGGGAGGAACTTTAGGTGTTTCCATCAAATGATAAGCTTTATCAGCATCAGTATCTACAGTAAGTATTCTGCCGATGCCTGTGCGAATCATTTGAGTAGGTGTGTTAGAATCCCTCTTACGCAAGTAAAGAGGATTTACACCAAAAGATAACATCTTTAAAATAGCGTTAATTGTGCCTTGGTCTACTCTTTGGTTCTGCCCTACAATCAATCCGAGTCCCATACCATAAAACGCTTTTGGCCTGTTCCACCAATTCGCGGATAAGTAAGGTATAACTCCGAAGTTGTTCTGTCCTGAGTAGAATTTATGTTTCTTTTGAATTACTACAATTTTTCTACGCTTACTCCAATACTCAATGACTTCTAACTTTCTCATTAACAAATCGGGACTAGTGTCTACATTTTCTTCTTCAGAATGAAGTACAACTCCCTTTACATATGCTGCCTGATCTGCTGTAGACTGCTCATTAACTCCTGCGTCTGTTGGCGGCATGAACCAACTTTTTAACTCTTCTTCACTGGGAACAATCCAGCCTTTTCTATCTGGATGATCTTCTGGAAGTGCTTCTATGCCTTTTATAAGGTCTTGTAATTCAAAGAAGTTCATGTAGTAGCGATCCGCTACCCACTTTGCTCTGCTGATATCTCCTACCGGAGTATGTGGGTCTACAAAAACTTTGCTTAACTCTTTCGATTCAAAGAACGGTCTAGGAACATATCTACGCTTAATCTCAATCTTTGGTGCTTCATCTCTAGGAACACTGGTAGAAGTTTCTTGCCCAACTGGACCCGTCTTAATTACATCCAAAGATGCTGTACGAGTCTTAGTAATTATTTCTTTATACTTTATTCCCCACTTCCAAATACCTGTTCCTAAGAACGCCATTTGTTCTAGACCCCATTTAGTTTCTGTCTTGAAACTACAATCTTCTAACAACTTAGAAAATAAGGCTGTCTTTGCATCTACTACATTTTGTGATGTTCCCGGATGCGGTCTTAAAACCATTGGTGGGTCTTGATAAAATAAACCCTTATATAATTGTGGAACAATTGCGTTTACTACTTTAGCAACGGTAAAGCGTTGAACATTTGGGGTTAATATATAAGTATTTTCAAATACTTCCATAGGTCGCGGACTCTGAAAAAGTAAATCAGCATCCTTCCATAACAACGCATACTGCTTATTTGAGAGATATGCTTCAGCAGATGATACAGAGCCGACAACTAAAGCTACTTCAGCATCAGAAGTTTTTAAATCTCCATTTGATTTATAATCCAATGCAGTTAGGACTCTGTTTGTGTTTCCGCTATCTGATTTAATCAAAGCCATTAACTCTCTCCAGTTCTAGTTGCTTTTGTTTTCTAGCCAAGGTATTAGCTATTTTGCTTGCACTTAATTTCGCTTGGTGTTCAGGTGTTCTTGGAGTTTTAGGTTTTCCTTTTAAAGCTTTATTTCTAGCTACCAATTTTTCTATCCACTGTTCCGGCTTTTTTGTTCCTTTTACACCTTTTCCAATTTTATCTTTATGCTCTTGGCTTAGAA